CTTCTTTATTGCGCAGTGGCATTTTCCAATCTCGTTTTTCTTACTCGAGGGAGCCACGCGGCCGACACCATCCAACTTCCACATCAAGTTGCGATGGCACAACAACATTCGGTCGTTCTTCTACCTGGTGACATCCTGTATATTTGAAGAGTCCCTCCTTTAGCCGCCACCTATCATAGACATCCGACATGTCAGGATAATCCAAGAACCAATTATTACTACATCTGTACACGGTTCTAGTGTCCATATTGACACGGATAGGCTTTCGCAGGCTGGGGACAAAACTTTGAATCTTTTCCTCTTCAGGGGAGGGACAGGGAACACAAGGGAAAGAGGGGAAAATCACCTTACCACCCACACTTACCATCCGGGATAGGCTCTCGTCTATGGGATTAAGGTCAAAGTCTCTTTGAGGGACTAGACACTTGGTCGGACATGACGTAGGCATGAAGCGTTTGACGCGTTCCGCGGATATAGGAGTGAGATTCCCAGCGGCGATCTGATTAATACAATTTTGCACGATCGGCTGTCGATTGGGAGGGGGTAGGAAGGCAGGGGGGAGAAATCCAGTAGGGACGAATCCCAGACCTCCTAGTAACTCATGGGCATCCGGCACCATACCAGGCTTCAGGGCCTTCTTAATCTCGAGGTAATGCGAGGTATAGAAAGCCTGAATAACTTCTGGGTTAGATAGGTACTGGACACAATAGTTATGGGAGGTGGGGAGACGACCGCCACTCTCTTCTGATAGGCCAATTCGCTGCACCTTAGAGCAGCCGGCCAACAATCCAACGGGTGTACACTTCTGGATAGCACCACGAACTCGGCCACCTTCACGTTTGAAGATGATGGCGCAAGAATTCATAATGCCATGAACACCGTCCAAGTTCTTTCCGAATGAGAGCTTAAAGCCCACCTCTGAGGTGAGGGGGTCCCATTGCTCACGGAGCTTTGGACTAGAGAGACTTAATGTGTCGTCTCCGTTGATTCTGGCGGGCAGGTCGCGAAACTCAATATAGCCATGCGATCGGATATAAGCCTCCCACATACATGCTGCGTTAATTAGACACAGCAGAGGGAAGGAAAGAATATTCCCCATAAGCTGGCCCTTCCTTAGGCGGCCAGGTAATGGGTGCTCCAAGAAAGGAACTCCGCGTTTCTCCGAATCCCGTTGAGAGGGGAAAAGGAGAGCCACATGAGAGAAAGACCGACGCGCGATTTCCTTGTCAAAATCACTCATCCAGGGGCTCACCTCCAACACACAGTCTAGCGCGGCTAATGTAGCCGATAAATTCAACCGATTGGTCGCACCATCATAATCCCCTGATAGA